CTTACTGTTGCTCTTCGTGATATGTTTAAAGGAAGTTCACTATCTCTGAAAGAACTTTCTTCTCAAGGATTGCTTACTACTGAAGTTTTAACGCAAGGTTTTGAAAACTTAAAAGATATGCTAGAAGGTTTTCCTGATACAACAGATACAATTGAAGCAGCGTTTGGTAGGTTATCTTCATCTTGGGATAATTTTATTTTTAGATTAATGAAAACTGATATGACTAAAGGCAGTCTTAAGTTTTTTACGTTTAGGATAAATTTTTTAGCAAGAGAATTGGAAGCAGCGCAACTTGATAGTGATACTGCAAAAAAAGAAACTGTTCTTAATGCTTTTAAGAGTGCAGAAGCTAATATAGATATTCAGCAAAAGAAATTAACGAAATTATCCATAAGTGCTACGGAAGCATCAGCTAGAGGTAATAAAGCTGATTTAGAAACTTATCAGCAAGAGATAAAAGCTACTGGAATTAAACTTGGAGTTCTTTATAAACAAAAAGAAAGTGCGATAGAGGCATTAAAAATTTCCACCGGCAATACTGATGCTGATCGAGCTTTGCGATTAGCTGAACAACAGGCCGAAGCTGAAAGAATAAAATCTGCAATATATAAAGAACAATTAAGAACTATTTCTCTTATTGAAAAAATAGAAAAAGGTAAAACTGTATCGACTATAAATAAAAAGTCTGAACTATTAATGAATGAGTTACAAACAAGTAATGATCGTTATGGTGCAGGTGGAGTTGGCATAGATGACGAATATTTCTTTGAATTAGCTGATAAGATTGAAAAAAATAACGAAGAAACAGTACAAAAAACATTAAAGACTGAAATAGATGCTAATCTTAGACTTAGAGGTATTAAGACAAAATTCGATCTTGATACTATTCAATCAGAATTATCTAATAATTCAAAAATACTTGAAATTAAGAAGAAACATAAAACTAGGGTTGAGGAAGTTGAAGCCGCAATTGAGACAGGAAGATTAGAAGAAGAAAAAAATATTTTGCCCAAATTTAGAACTGGAACATCTGAAGCTAAAGGTAAGAAATTGATTAAGGATTTAGATGCTAAAAAGATAAAAGATGTTAATGACGAAATATTAAACATAAACAACAGCATAAACTCTTTGATAAATTCAGCAGAACAGGCTTCTATGACTATCAATAAAGATATGCTAGGTCTTTTGTATATGGAGCAAGAAGGTATAATTAATAATACCGCTAAAGATTTACAAGAATTATCAAATAATTATAAACAACTCGGTCCTATGACTGAAGAACAAACTGCTAAGTATGAAGCTGAGAGAGCCATCCTTATTAAATTAAGAGAAGCTAGAATAGTTGATTCAGATCGTAAATTTAAGGAAGGTCTTGAGGATAAATTTAGCTCTCAAGAAGTAGCTATGAGAAAATATCTAGATTCTATGCGAGAATTGAGTGTAGCTAAAGATAGACTTGTTGTTACCGATCAAGAATACCAAAACAATCTGAGACAAATAACATTAGAATATGATGTTCAAACTGCAAAGGCTAAAGCTTTAACTGGTGAACTAAGCCAAATGGAACAACTTACTTCAGGAATGGAAATTGGAGCGAGGAATTTCATGGAGAGCACTGGTACTATGTTTGATTTCTACGCTAGTTCAACAGAAGACTTATTGGATAGTAGCATAGGATTAATTATAGACCATTCTAAGAGCGCACAAGAAGCATTCAAAAATCTTGTTGGGTCTATGCTTGTTGAATTGCAAAAACTTATTATTAAACGCTCAATACTTCAAGCATTTGGCGGTTTCAATATGGATTGGTTTGGTGGTGGCACAACTGGTGGTAATCCTGCGGGAACAATAAATTCACCGGGCTCAAGCAGAATGACTATAACAAATCCTTTAGCTAGCGCAAATGGTAATGTATTCTCAGGACCGGGCATTTCAGCTTTCTCTGGAACTACTGTTAGCAAGCCTACACTATTCCCATTTGCAAAAGGCGTAGGCATGATGGGTGAAGCAGGAGCAGAAGCTATTTTACCTCTGAAGCGTGGTTCAGATGGGAAGCTTGGGGTTACAGCAGGCAATGGCGGTGGAACTCCTGTTGTGATAAATAACTATTCACAATCAAATGTAACCGCTGAAACAACTCAAGGTTCTGATGGTAGAGACATAGTTAAAATTATGGTTGATGATGCTATATCAGGAATGGTTCAGAATGGAAGATTTGACGGAATAATGACTCCTTATAATGTAAGTAGAGCTGGTAGGCGATAATGGCTATAGCGTATCCAGTTGGACTTCCTACACTGGTGGAATCAAATTCTTTAAACATTAAAGATGAAGTAGGTATAATTAGATCCGGAGTAGATATTGGTAAACCTATGACAAGGAATAGTTTTACTGGTACAAAATCTAGTGTTAGTTGGGATATTACAATGACTAGCTCAGAAGTTGCTTGGCTATTAGGTTGGTACTCAAATACTTTAAATAAAAGCTTAAACTTTGATTTTCCTGAACCTATAACTGGCACGCTTAAAGAGTATTCATTTATTACTCCTCCTGAAGTTACGCATATTGGTGCAGACCAATTTAGAGTTAGTTATAATTTACGCGCATATTCTTAATGGCTATATCTTATCCAGTTGGTGTTCCAGTTAATTTAGAACAAGGTTCTCTTAGTCTATCGCCAGTTGTTTCTATTCTTAGGTCTAGCGTAGATATAGGAAAGCCTATGACTAGAGTCCAATTTACAGGTGAACTGTTTAATGTAAATTGGCGAATATTAATGAAAGGCTCAGAATTAGCAATATTGTATAATTGGTATTCTGAAAATTTAGATAAAAATTTAGAGTTTGATTTTTACGATCCGATCTCTGGAGTTTTAAAACAATATTCATTTATTATTCCTCCAGAAGGTTCACATGTAGGCGGAGAGTATTTTATAACTAGTTTTAAATTAAGAACAATTGATGGATATGTTGCTAGTATTCCTGCCGTTGAAGAGGTAATGGAATGGATAACAGGAGAAGACGTAGAATGGGTAAGCGGAGAAGTTGCAGGATGGAAAATATGAGGTTTTTGAAATGGCTGTAGAATATCCTACTGGATTACCAAATTGTGTATTAGCAGGTTCATTTTCACATGCTCCAGTTGATACCGTATTGATTTCAGAAGTAAATGGTTTTCCTCAATCTAGGAATAGATATACTAGTGAATTATATAAAACTAAATGGAAAATACGTATGACTTATACTGAAGCAAATGACTTGCTTGATTGGTATTATAATACTCTAAATAAAGTTTTGTCTTTTAATTTTACTGACCCGGTAACTTTATCAGAAAAAGAATATTTCTTCGTTACACCACCAACTTATTCTCATTTAGGTGGTGTATATTTCATAGTTAGTTTTGACTTAGAGACAGCACCATGACTTTAGAAACAGGCTCACTAAATGCTAAACAACAGATAACTGCTAGAGAAAAAGACCAAGCGGTATTAATGCTTCTTACAATTGAACCTCCGGGCTATCCTATAGTTAGAATTGTAAGCAATCTTATAGACGTTACAAGCAACGGTTCTTTGTTTACAGCAATGCCATTCTATGTTGATTTATCTGCTGATGATGGAAAAACATTACAGACGGTAAAATTAACAATAGACAATGTAACCCTTGAAATGATAGAATGGGTGCGTACTATCACTGACCCAATACCTGTTACTATTCAGACAATATTCTCAGGTTCACCGGATATCATAGAACAACAAATAAGTGATTTAATAATAAGACAAATAAAATATGATTCTATGAAGCTAGAAGCAACACTTTTAGCAGATGACGATCTTAATCAATTAGTTCCTTCAGACACATATAACAGTAATGATTTTCCGGGATTGTTCTAATGGTCGAATGGGCTAAAAAATATGTAGGTATACCATATGTAATGCACTCATCAAGTATTGACGGTTGCGATTGCTATGGTCTAGTTACACTTATTTTTGAAAATGAGTTCGGAATAAAGCTTCCAAAATATGATAACAGTTATAGCCCTAACAGTAACGATGAAGAAATAATAGATATATATAATAAAGAAGTATGTAAATGGAAACAAGTAAATAAGCCTAAAATAGGTTCTGTAATATACTTTACGCTTTCAGGACATCCAAAACATGTTGGCGTAGTAATAAGTGATAAAGAGTTTATTCATAATTTATGCTCACCACAATCATCTACTATAGGTGATTTCACAAGTAACAAATGGAAGCGAAGGATAATTGGTTTTTACAACTATGAATAATCTTACTTTACATAGACAATTTACAACTCATAAAAATGATATGACCATCGCTACTGGTGATGGTAAATCTATAAAAGAGTTTCTTGATTTTCTTAAAATTCCAGAATCTTCATATGATTATCTTCACGTTTATGTTGGGGATATATACGTTGAAAAAGGAATGTACAAACATGTAAGACCTAAGAGTTCAACTCCAGTTAAAGTTATCATGTTGCCTGAAGGCGGTGATAATCAAATTTTTGCTACTATTGCTATGATAGCTATTGCAGTTGCCGCACCATATGCTGCGCCTGCAGCGTGGCAAGGATGGGCTGCGGCATCATTAACAATAGGTATAAATATTGCAGGTGCATTGTTAATAAATGCAATTTTTCCGCCTCCAGAAGCTCCAGAAATGGGTAACGAAGCTGAGGGTTCTCCTGCTCTTACAATTGCAGGTTCAAGAAATTCATTTCCTTATGATAAGCCTGTAGGTAGAATTTATGGAACCGTAAAATATTTTCCTCCACATGCTGCGCAACCATATACTGTCTCAGAAGGCGGCAACCAATATTTATATATGCTTTTTGATTTTGGTCATTCACCAATAGAAATTTCAGAATTAAAATTTGGTGATACGCTAATAACTGAATATGTTGAGGTAGAAACAAACTTTATAGAAGAGGTCGAATCTTCTATTGATTTAAGATGGTTTACAGGTGATATAGATACTGAAACTGTAAACATATCATTGTTAGATGCAGACGATCCTAACCATGAAATAGTTTCAAGAACAACATCAGATGAATTAAAATATGCACAATTTGATTTAGTTTTTGGAGGCGGTTTGTATGGTCTTAACTCAGAAGCTAATGCTGTAAATGAAACTGTTAGTTTTGAAGTAACAGTTTATGATGATAGCGATATTTTAATCTCAGACGCAAATATAGATGTAACCTCTACTTTTTATGCAAATTTACCTTACATACTAGTAAATACTTCATCAACAGATTTTAATATTACCTCAAAAAGCAAAGATGGATTCTCTATAACTTTTGACGTTAGAGTGGTAAACATACCAGTTCCAGATTTTATCAGAATAGAAGTTAAAAGAACAACGACAACTGAAAATGGAACACAGACTATTGACGGATGTACTTATACTTCTTTAAGAACTTTTAGACTTGGATATTCAATAAATCCTTTCAGGCTAATTGATAGTACCGGTCCAGTATATGTAAAACATAGTATGCTTGAGATGAGGATAAAAGCTACCGATCAATTAAGTGGCGTTATTGATAATTTTAGTTGTATTGCGTCAGCTAAATTAAGAATTTGGGATGGCAACGCGTTTACTGCACCTATTGTAACAGATAATCCTGCTTGGATTTATGCTGATGTTTTAACTGGAACAATGAATCAGCGGCCTAAAGAAGATTCTCGAATTAACTGGAATGAATTAAAACGCTGGGCAGATTTCTGTGATACACTTGCAGAAGGTCAAAATAGCATATCGACAAAAGCTCATACATGTAATTTTGTATTAGATTATTCTACAACTTTATATAAACTGTTAAGCGAAATAACTGCTGTTGGTAGGGCTTCTCCAGACGTATATGATGATATGTACAGTGTAATTTTTGATGAAGAAAAATTTACGAAAGTACAGTTATTCACTAATATGAATACAATGGATTTTAGTAGTAGTAGAATTTATACAGAAATTCCTGATGCAGTAAGAATAAGCTTCCGAGACCCATTATCTGATTGGCAAATTAGAGAATTGATTGTTTATAACGATGGAAAAGATATAAATAATTCTAAGATATTTGAAGACATAAAAGCTCCAATGCTAACATCAAGTAATGAAGCATATCGCAATGGTAGATACTGGATAAAACAAGCTGCGCTGAGAAAAGAATCTATAACTTTTAAAACTGACCTTGAATGGTTAGAGTGTAAACGTGGTAGTTTTGTTGGTTTTCAACATGATGTAATAAAAACCGGTGGAACAGTTTGTAGAATTGTTTCTGTTACAGGAACAGTTGTAGGATTAGATACTGACCCGTCAATGAATGGGAACGAAGTTACTCAATATGAACTAAGACAATCTGATGGTACAATAGCTTCTGGATACGTTGCATTCTTTAGCGTTGCAGACCCATATACGGTTGACTTGGATATATCTCCTTTATTACTTAATGTTGGAGATATGGTTGTATTTAACTCTGCCGGTAAATCTACATATGACCTACTTATAAAATCAATTGATGTTAATCAAGATCAAACTGCGAATATAACTTGCGTAGAATATGTCCCTGCTTTATATGATTTAGCTTCAGAGCCAGTTCCTACGTACACACCGTCTATATCAAACATAGGAAGCCCAACTAATACACCATCAAAACTAGAATCTATATCTATAAGTGAAACTTTAACATTCTTAAATAAAATAGCGTATGTTACTATTACTTTAAATTATTTACCTGCTCAAGGCATACCGCCATATTCTTATAGAGTATATAAATACAATACAGCTACTTCTAGTTTAGATTTTATAGGAAGCACAAATAGAACTTCTTATGTTTGGGGCGATTCGATATTAGCAACAGATTACTCGATAATAGGACAAAATCAATGCTTTACAGTTGTAGGTGTTTCTGAAACGGGTGAGTTTATGAATCCTGCTTTGGGTGCAGAAGCTTGTATAATTCCTTTGGGAGACACTACGATACCAGAGCCACCTGATTATTTCGTTGTTGAAGATACTGCTGAGAATTTAAGAAGGTTTTGGTGGAGATACGATTTAACAGAAAAAGCAGAAGATTTGAAAGGTTTTATAATAAGATATACTAGAAGTACATTAGATGATTGGAGTTCTGCAACTACATTACATGACGGTATTTTATTAGAACCTCCATTTGAAATTAGAGCATTACCTACTGGAACGCAACAAGTTATTATAAGAGCAATAGATACTTCTAATAATTTATCTGCGACATCTTCAAAAATAACATTTAATATGGGAGACAGACCAACCCAGAATGTTCTATTCAAGAAAGACTTTGTAAATCCAAGTGCGTGGCAAGGTGATTTAGTTTCTGGTAGTGTGGACGCTACTCAACTTACTTTAGATATTTTATCTGCTGATTTATCGACTTCTGACCTAATGTGGAACGTATCAGACATTGTTCTTATGTGGGGAGACAATAGCAAGTTAATGTGGTTTTCTACTCAAGGTAGCTTTTTATGGGCTGAAGAAGTTGTCGTGCCAGTTGGAGGAATAACAACGCTAA